GCCTCGGGATCATCGATCGGTAGTTTGTAATCGATGTGGACCTCGTAGAGCTTGTAGACCTCGTCGTCCTGGTGCGTGTGCGCGGTGCGATCGTCAGCGAAGTCCTCGATGTCGCTCCGGTCGAAGCTGACGTTCTTGTCGACCCGGATCTGCGGCGCCGGCAGGAGCTGAGCATCCTTCAGGAAGAACCCGTCAGTCTGGGCCCGTTTGATGTCGTTGCCCTGCATCTTGAACTCGTGCGCGTAGCGGCTCGCGTCCTTCAGGCTCTTGGCGTAATACGGCACGATGAAGTCCTCGCTCGTGACGTAGCGCCCGGTCGTCATCCCCGAGACCTCGTCCGGGTAGACTTTCTTGAATGCGGATCCAGACAGCGGCAGGTAGAACAACATCTGGTCCACGTCCCAGTAGTAGCCCTCGTCCTCCTCGGTGAGCTGGTAGTTCATGTAGTCTTCGAGCCGCTCGGATTGCTCCTCTTTCTCTTTGTTCTGCTCGCCCAGGATCTTGGCCTTGACCGGGCCGTTGGACGGGAACAGCTCCTCGATCGCACGGGACTGGAAGTTGACCACCGCCTCACCGATCAGCGGATCCGTCACCGAGGCTGCACCGTTGAACGGCGTGTCCGACTCCGGCATGTCTTTGATGCCGAGCAGCTCCACCGCCATGCGCATGCGCTCGAAGTGCTGCTCACGCACCTGCTTGTCGATGTCGACGTATTCGATCAGGGTTTTGGCGACGTTCTTGCGTTGGTCGGCTGAGAGCTGGTCCGCGAGATTCGCGTGCCAGTCTGGATCCATCTCGGGAGCTTGGAACGCGCCTTCCTCGTCCGGCGCCAGGTCGACGATGGTGTCTTCACCGTCCTGGCTGACGCGCGCGTCGTCGATGTCTTGTACTTGAGGCTGGGTGGTGGGCAGCTCGCCCATGAGCGAACCAACATCCGACCTCGATCCGACTGCAGCCACGACGTAGTGCCCTCCGACGTAGTTTGGCGGAGTGTAGCGCGTTACTCGTCGATAGCAAACCGTGCGATCGTGAGCCCTTCGATGTGATCGAACTCGTGCTGCAGGCACGCCGCCTGCCAGTAGGATCCGCTGACCGTGACCTGCTCCCAGTGCTCGTTGAAACCGCGTACCGAGATGTGGCTCCAGCGCTTAACCTTGATCGTTTCCGCGATCGAACCAGCCACCGACAGACAGCCCTCTGCGCGCGACTTCATGCGCCCGCGCGTCTTCTTGATCGTCGGATTGATCAGCGTCCACTTCCAACCTTCGCTCTTCGAGTGGCCTACGATAATGCGCAACGGCTCACCGATCTGCGGCGCGGCCAGGCCCATGCCGTCGCTCGCGTACATCGTCTCGAACATCTCGGCGATCAGTTTGCTGCAGTCGGTGTCGCGCGGTACCGGCTTGGCCGGCCGGAGCAGGATCGGGTGCGGGACTGTCAGGATAGGTTTGCTGGCCATAAAAAAAGGGCGCCCGGAGGCGCCCCTGATTCTACGGTCATCGGTCCAGGACCTCCAGCGCTTCGCCGGCTACTCGCTCGACCTCGTCGAAGAGGTTGATCAGATCCCGCTGGACCTGGAAGTAGCGACCCTTCGGATTCCACCGTCGGGCGAGACGTGCTCCGGACTCGGCGGTCTCGTACATGACCCGGACGCGCCGGCGGACGTTGCCCTTAGTGGGCTTTGCGATTGATGATAAGCTCATCGTTCTACTCCTCGTGATTGGCATCACATTGAGTGGACCCCGGGCCGGCCCAGCGCGGTCATGCACACGACAGCAACAACACTGGGCTGGCCCACCTCTCTATCTGGACTCTTTCAGCGTGCTCGGATCTGGCCTGAAGGCCTCCAGCTTCTGGAGCGCCTCTTCTTTTGTCTTAGCCTCGACCTGGATTACCACCCCGGTCTCGCACACCGCAGTCCATTTCTTTACTAACGCTTTGTTTTCCATAGGGTTATTATAACATCCACCGTGGTTGCTGGGTCTCAGAGGGTCGAAAGCCCCGGATCCCGGATCGGATCAAGGGCTTACCCGCGGTTTGCGCAATAGGAATGCGGGTTTCAGAGGATCGGGCGGCCCCACTTTGGCGTCAAGTTACTTGCGCGCGTTTCAGCCTTAACCACTGTGCGCCGGCGTGGGCTTGGGTGGCCGTGGTCTGCCGTCCCTACCGCCTGGCCATCATACCTTAGTCACGCACTCAGGGTACCCAACCGCCCTCTTCCGGGACTTCCTCCAATGACTTAGGCTCGGTTGGAGTGCGGGTTTCAGAGCACTCGGCGAGGATCTCCTTAACGGCCGCGTGGGCCGCGTCGATCTTGGCCTTCAATTCTCTGTTTTCCACCAAGGATGACGCTCTCGCGAGGCTTGAATCCGCGCGGTGCAGTGGGCTTGCCGCGCGTCTTTTTTGATTTGCCAGTGGGATTCGTCCGGCCATGTTTCTTTCTCCTCAGATAGTCGTCGTAGCTCAGCCACTTCACGTACCGGCTGCCGCACATCGGGCACTCGACCATACCAGGTGGCGAACGGAATCTTGCCCGGCACTGCTGGCAACCGTAGGTCTCGGATCCCGTCGGCAGCTCGCGGTTACCCGTAGGGCCCTTTGAGCGAGGGTCGCTTGAAGAGCTTGAGTTCGTTGCTTGACTCGTCATCCGGTAGCTCGATGTCACCCATCCGCCGCATGAATGCCCAGGCGATGATACACGTCGTCACCATGTCGTCGTGCTCCCCCATCGGAAACTTGGCGCACTGGCCGATCACGTCGTAGGCCCAGGTCCGGGGCACGTACCAGATTCGCCCAGCTCGCAGGATCGGGCTGACCATGTGCGCTCGATAGATCGGATCGACCTGGCCAGGATTCACCCGCCACGTCGCCAGGCCCATCGCATCCAACTCCTGCACCAGGCTCTGGCCGGAGGCCTTGTCTTCGATCAGCGTGTGGTCCGGATCCCAGCCCTTGTCGTGCCGGAGCGCTTCGGTCCTGAGATCCGGGAAGTTGACCCGCTCGTTGAAGCGTTCGAGCAGGATCGCATTCATGGCCGTGTCTTCTTTGCGGCCACTGTCGCTGTGCCAGAACATGCCCCAGGTCGTCCGGGCCGTGTAGTCGTTGGTCTCTTTCTCTTTGAACGCCGTGTCGTAGACCGAGACGATCTCCTCGAACTCGGGCATCGGCATCGCCTGGTCCTGCTTCGGGTGGTTCTTGGGGAAGATCCACTGCCGCCACCAGGTCCGCTTCAGGATCAGGCCACCGCCGGCCTCCGGATCCTGGTTGTACTGGGCCTGATAGTCGATGTCGGTCATCGCCGCTTTCTCGGCCTTGACCTCCTCGTCACCGAAGCGCTGTTTGTTCAGGAGCTGCCGGGGCTTGCTGCGGATGTCCTCGAACAGCTCGTGCTCCGGGATCTTCTTGGTCCGGCCCTCGTTGTAGTCCTTGGTCTGCAGCAGGCCCTTGGGGTTGGCGTAGGTCCTGCAGTGGCGCTGCACGTCGTACTCCATCGGCAGCATCAGCACCACCCAGCGATCGCCCTCGGTCGAGATGATGTGGCCGAACAGATCCATGTCATGGGAGCGCTGGCCGATCAGAACTTTCTGGCCGGTGGTCGGATCGTTGAGCCTGGAGCGCATCGAGTTGTCCCACCAGGACAGCGCCGAGTTCCGTTTCGGATCCGACTTCACGTCAGCCATGTTGTGCGGATCGTCGACCGCCAGGACATCACCGCCCTCGCCCGTGGTCTTGCCACCCACCGAGGTCGAGATCCGGTAGCCGTGCTTGTTGTTGACGTAGCGGTGCTTCTGGTTCTGGGTTGGATCCAGATAGAACAGCCCGCCGTAGCGCTCGCCGTACCAGGATGACTCCAGGATGTCCCGGCTCTTCACTGCATCACGCAGCGCCAGGTCATGAGCATACGAGCTGAACATGAATTGAATCGTCGGGTCGTCGGTCCACCACCAGGTTGGCCACATCACCGACACCGTCAGGCTCTTGGTCTGCCGCGGCGGGATGTTGATGATCAGGTTGCGGATGTCGCCCAGCGTGACGTAGGCCAGGTGATCGCAGATCGCGTCCAGGTGCCAGTTCGACTTGAACGGCCGGGCCTCGACCAGCGGCCAGGCTGCCTTCACATAGCGCCGCAGATCACGCCGCAACCACTCGGCGTGCATCTCGGTATAGACCGCTTGGCTAAGTCGCTGCTCCGCTGCTGCGCTCACGGGGTGCCTCCGGCAGTGGACATCGATCGGGGATCGAGGGCTTCATCGGCTGCACGCTGGCGACCTGGCCCGGCAAGTTGAGCGGCTCGCCCAGCTCGGTGCAGTACGGCGCGTTGTTGATCTGCGGGTTGCGCCAGAAGTGCGGGCAGTCATAGCACGACTGGATGTGTTGGACGACGTAGACCGAGCGCGTGCTCACCTCATACCTCACCGTTCCGCTCGAATCTCCAGCCTAGCAACGCCCAATACCAGAACCGGCGCCACGCATTCGGATACTTCATGACCGGCCACATTGTCTTGAACGGCGCCGGGTGCATCACCATGTAAGCCCCCGGCTCCGGTGGCTGCTCGATCAGGCGCACATCTTCCAGGCCCAGACCCTGGCTGCCGTTCCCGTTCACTCTTCCTCCAGCGGCACATCCACCCAGACCCGCTCGCCGGTCTGTTGGGGCTTCTCGGCCGCCATGTACTCGTCGGAGTATTCGGACCAGCAGTACACCTGCAGGATCTTCTGGGTCGTGACTTGCGGGCCGCCTTTCGGGTCTTCGTCGAGCATCTTGCGCTCGACAAAGCGCACCGGTCCGGCTTTGCGTTGGTCGGGATCTTCCTCCCACGGTTTGTACTTCTCGGTCATGGCGATGCCGACACGATCAGCGGATCCAGGCCCAGGCGAATCTCGGCGCTGGCGAGCTGTGCTTTGGCTGCCAGGTAGAGCTGCCGATCGGCCTCGGGCCAATCGTCCAACGGCTTGCGGCCGTGGTCGCGTTCGAGTTCCACTACGGTCTTGGTCGCCTCTGAAAGCGCCGTGACAGCGCGATCAACGGCAAGCCCCGTGACTGAGATGGCCTGTTGCGCAACAGATTGGGTGAGGAGCGCGATGGTTTCGTCGCCCTGGTTGAGCCGCTCCTCGTGTTGCTTAACCCGGAGGATGGTCTCTTCATGCTCCGGATCAGTGGTGACATAGTCGACGACAAAAATGCCGGCCCCGATAATGGCTGCAGTGAGCGCAGCATTGAGAACCCGCTCCTTCTCACGACTAAACCAGTGCGGATGATCTGACGTGTCATCTGGCATGTCCCCCTCCTAGACTGCCTTCAGGCAACCGCGGCCCAGCCCTCTGTCG